GCTACATAGAGCAAGTACTGGTAGTAATCAGGTAGTTTATCTAGCTCAACAAAAGCCATTCCTACTCTCTGCATAATACTCAAGTCATCCATAGCAACTCCGTAACATACGGCTAACAGAGGCAACGACAGTACCACAGTAAACCACTCGTCTTTCCACGAGGTTGCACTAGCCGCCGCCATCTCTTGTTCCCACGTAGCTGTGTTCTTGATGACTTCCAGTTTAGCTACGTGTTTGGCTTGTGACTGCTCGTGCCTGTTGTTAATCCAAGTCTTAGCGAGTCCAGCGATAGGTCCGATCAGTGCAGTCCACATACCTTAGTCTTCCTTTACAAACCGACCTTTATCGTCACGCTTGCGTTTCTTTTGAAACCAGCCTTGAACTGTATCGGTTTCCCATATCCTGATGCCTACCCATACAATAGTAAACATAGCAGATATAGGCGGTAGAATTGCACTGATAGTGCCTAACATTGTTCCGACGCTCATGGCGTCAATAATTTGCTTTGAGGACTCATCCATTACTAACCCCTTGTATAACACTTATGGTTGTCCAGATAATCCCAGCGGTGACCGTTAGGCCCAAGATAATTGCTGATACATCTAGCATACGTCTTTGCTTTCTTCGTTGCTTGTAGATCATTTGTTCACGTTTGGCTCTTATGTCACGACGCATCTGGATCATTTCGTTGTACGTGTCCTGACCGTAAGAGTACATGATTAACTCTCTGATCTGCTTTTCTTGTTCCTCTATCTTCTTCTTTGCTATTACAGCGTTTAACGCTTGTGCTTCTACTGATTCACCGTCGAACATCTTCTTGAACAACGGTGGATTCTCTGCTTCCTTCTCTGCTTCACGTAAGTCAGAAACTAGTCCGTACCAGTGTCCTAACTTCTGAGCTACGTGTTCAATCTCTGCGCCCTTGGATACAAGTATCTGTAAACCCTTGAACGTAGTAGACGCCATCGCTACCAGAGACAACGGATCCACGGGTTACTCTGGCTTTGTAGGCCAAGTGATAGTCTGTGGAAACCCTTCTTGCTGTGGTACGTCACGTAGAGCCTGTCTGTAGGCCGTCATAGCCTCTGTCATGGACACATCAGACAACCCGTAGTGGTCTGTAGCCTTCAAGAGATTGTCCCGTGTAGCTCGTTCTGTGGCTTCTAGAGCGGCATTGTCAGCGGCTACCTTAGCGTCTATCTGAGCCTGTACGGTTACAACAGTTCCTTCGTCGTCGGTGTACTCTTGGAACATATCGTTCTCTGTCCAAGCCCACACCCAGTTACCGTTGGCGTCTTGCTCTACACCGTTGCGTACAACAACCTTGTAGTCTCCAGACGGGTCAGGCCGGGGTGACGCCAGTACAGGGTCAATCCCAAGTGTCTCGTGTACGTTTGCACCCCACATTTTAGGCAGTGAAACATTTGGGTGCATACTTCGGATTTGGCCTTGAGATTTGACCTCACCCGTTGATCTGATGCGATACTGTGACATAGTTTAATTTCCTAGGTAGTTATTAATTAATCAAGATCATATTCTTTAATAACATCTGCATTGCTATCAGCAATATACATTTTAGTGCCATCACTTTTAAAGAAAAGACCATTGTGGTCGCCTAAACCCAAACTTTTATTTTGAACAAAAGAAGCAGTAGAAATGTCCCACGCTGTGCTTAAATCAAATTCATTTACATCATCTCCTTGAGTTCCGGTAAAATACATTTTAAGTCCATCACCGCTAAAAAAAGACGTTCTTACGTTTGTATCATAACTAACAAGGTCTAAAGTTCTAACGAAAGAGGCTGTACTTATGTCCCATCCGGTGCTTAAATCATATTGATGTATAGAATCGTTATAAGTACCAGAAACATACATTTTAGTTCCGTCATCTCCAATAAAAGGCCCATAAGGGTTTGTTTCTCTAGACGCTAATGGAATTGAAGAAGAATTAACATTAAAATTTTGAACGTAAGACGCTGTTGACACATCCCAAGCTGTACTTAAATTGTATTCGTATATGTTTGCTCCTGATCCTCCAGCCATGTACATTTTGGTTCCGTCATCTTTAAAAAAAATGCCATTTACGTTTGTGTCTTGAGATGAAAAACTAAAATTTTGAACGTAAGAAGCAGTAGAAATGTCCCATTCTGTACTTAAATTATACTCGTTTACATCGTCCCCAATAAATCCAACAACGTACATTTTGGTTCCGTCATCTTTAAACGAAACTCCTCCTACGCCCGTCTCTTGAGAACTTATACTAAAATTTTGCACAAAAGTTGCTGTAGACACATCTCCAGACCAGCTAAACCCACCAGCGTTACCAGCCGCCGCCTGTTGTAAAAACCTACCTATACTCATCCTAGTGCTTGCCCCGCTGTAAACCCGTACCAAGTTGTTCCACCGTCGTAGGTGTAGAACACGAATTGATCCACAGCAGACGCTGTAGCTGTCAGAGTGGGCGCTGTAGCACTAGGCCAATCAACAGAAGTAGGCCACGTTACAGTGTAACCAGAGGCTCCAGAGTCTTGGACAACTTTGAGTGACATTGCGTAGGCTGTGCTGTCGTTGAGGGTTGATGTGCTTGTAGTGAATTGGAAAACGCTGTCGTTTGCGTTGCCGACCAAGTACATCTTTGTGCCGTCGGTTTTAAACTCAATAGACGATGATTGACTATCAATATTTAGTCCAGAAGCTCCGACATCCAATGTAACGGAGTCATAGGACATTGTGCTTACGTCATAAGCTGTGCTTAAACTATATTGATAAACATCTCCTAGACCGTTATTGATAAACGCTTTTGTTCCGTCGCCGTTAAAAACAAAACCCTGCCCCGTTGAACCTGTTTGAGTAGAGGCGTCAAAAGATTTAGATTCATATGATGCGGTGCTTAAATCAAATGCAGTTGTTAAGTCGTATTGATAAACTGAATCGTTAGTAAGCCCAAACATATACATTTTAGTTCCATCAGGCTTAAACTCAATCCCAAAAGGCCCAGTGTCTTGACTTGATACACTAAGACTAACTGAGTCGTAGCTCGCTGTACTCATGTCATATGCTGTACTACAGCTATATTGAAAAACACTGTCGTTAGTAGCGCCAGTTACAAAAAACTTTGTTCCGTTGTTATTAAAATGAAATCCATATGGAGTTAAATCTTGTGCCGCTACACTAAAATTTGTAACAAAGGTTGCAGTAGAAACGTCCCATGCAGTGCTTAATGTGTACTCATTAATATCATCTCCTGTTGTTCCAATAACAAACATTTTAGTTCCATCGGGCTTAAACTGAACACCTTGTGGACTAACTTCTTGAGAAGCCAAACTAAAACTCACGGAGTCATAAGAAGCATTGTTAAGATCATAAAATGTTTGAACAGGCGTCCCGCTAGCTGGCGGGTTGCTAAAGACTACAGTGGTGTTTGCGTCTAGTTCGGTTTCAAAGACGTTAGCGTTTTCGCAGTCAAAGGTTGTGCTATAGGTTGTTGTGGCTGTTGAGTATTGGTAAACAGTACCTACGCTTCCCACATACATCTTATCTCCGTCAGTGCTAAATGATAAGTCTTTAGGAACGGTTGCTTCACTAGTAACACTAAAGCTAATTGAAGCATAAGATGCTGTCGATAAATCATAGGCAGTTGTCATGTTGTATTGGTACACGGCGTCATTCTGATGTCCCGCAACAAATAACTTTGTTCCGTCGTTGCTTATTACTACGCCAGCGGGAAAGGTATCTTGAGAGGCCACGCTAAGACTTTTACTTGCATAACTTCCGGTGCTTAAATCCCAAGCAGTAGTTAAATTGTATTGATAAACAGTATCGTTATCGTAACCTGACATATATAGCTTTGTGCCGTCAGAGGAAAACGATACACCCATAGGTGTTCCGTCCTCAGTAGCAAGACTTAACGAAACAGAATCATAAGACGCTGTTGAAACATCCCAAGCTGTGCTTAATGTATACTGAAACACTGCATCGGCAGTAGTTCCAACAACATACATTTTTGTTCCGTCAGGTTTAAATCTAATTCCTCTGGGAGCCGTTTCTTGAGTAGTCACACTGAAACTTTTGGAATCGTAGCTTGCAGTAGAAGCATCCCAAGCTGTGCTTAATGTATATTGATATACTGTGCGGTTAGTAGTTCCAACGGCATACATTTTTGTTCCGTCGTAACTAAACGTAAATCCCTCAGTAGCCGAACTGTCTTGGGTAGCCAAACTAAAACTTTTGGAATCATAAGACGCACTAGACAACAAATAACCAGTAATAGCACTAACACTAGAAACCTTCTTAAAAGTCTCGTTGTAACTATCAACCAGCAGTTCGCCTGTGATGTTGACATCCCCGGTGTAGTTAGCGCCTACCTTGGAATCGAGCTGAGTTTGGATGTTTGACGTAACGCCGTCTGTGTAGTTAACTTCAGTAGCTGTAGCAGTAACGTCTGTAATGTCAGACAACGACAAACCACCAGCTAACTGACTTGTGCTAATAGACAAAGCGGCTTGGTGTTGTGTAACAGAAGATTCACTAATGTACGCATCAGGTACAGTATCCCACGTTACTGCCAACGTCAGGTTGTTTTGTTCTACAATGGTTGGGTACGTAGTCAAAACCCAGTTACGCACAGCGGCGTTCGTGGGTATCTGTGTGTCGCTGTTGGTAAAAGTTTCGCTAGACAACGTAACTGCACCAGCGTCAATGTCAGAAAAACTAACGCTAGTTAAATAGCCCTCTACACCGTGGTCGCCCCATCCGTAAGCTGTGTTCCAATTAGATACGTTGAGGTTAGAACCTGTGACAGCACCTGAAAAAGTGCCTGTAGTACCTGAGATAGCGGCAGGAGTAGACCCACCGATAACAGCGCCATCAATAGATCCACCGTTGATGTCAGCCGTGGTTGCTGTCAGAGAGCTAAACGTACCAGCCGCAGGAGTAGTTCCACCGATTACAGTGTTGTCTACGGTTCCTGCGTTGATGTCTGCTGTCGTAGCAGTAAGAGAACTGAACGTACCAGCGCCAGCCGATGAACCACCAATGGTTACACCGTCAATAGTACCACCGTCAATGTTAGTAGTAACTGAACCACCTGTGAAGTTTACAGTTCCTGTAGCAGTAATTCCGTCAAACGTGGCAGTACCAGTAAACGTAGGACCAGCTAGGTCTGCTTTGGTTCCTACAGCAGTTTGTATAGCATTAAATTCTGTGTCGAACTCTGAGCCACGGATAACCTTATTAGTGTCACCTGTAGGCAAAGAGTCCTTAGCAGTAAAGTTTGTTGACTTTGTGTAGTTGGACATAAGGCTTCCCTATCCGTAGTATCTTTTAGTTAACCGCCCTGTCATCAAGACGTTTAAGTAAAAGGGGGCCATGAAGACCCCCAGAGAGAGTAGCTTACTCGTCGCAAACAGCGAGGATGAATCCTGCTTCGGGACGGTAAGTCTCAACACCGTACAGCGTGTCAGACGTAAACAGCGTAGACAGGTATTCCTGCTTGTACTGAGTCTGAGAGCGTACAGCCAGTTGCTCTGCCATTACCAAAGCATCCTTGTGGAAGAACAAGCAACCACGAGTATCAGCGGTAGAAGCAGTGTTCTGAGCGGCAACTTCCAGTACAGGAGCGTTGCTAGACACGTAGATGTCTACACCGTACAGGTTACCAATCAGACCTGACTCAACGCCACGTCCACCAACGAAGTCGGAAGACACGTAACGATCAATGCCCATGATTGACTTACGAACAGCAGGAGGAATTACGAGAACTCGTCCGTCCATAGGTACGTCAGCATCGTCCATCAGCTTGATAGCCTCACGGAAGCCAAGGTCAGTGAAGTTGTCACCAGAGGTTACAGTGTCAACAGCATACGTAGCAAGGCCAAGAGCGGCATTGAAGTAGTAGCTGTTGCTGTTTACCCAGTTAGCGCCAGTGTTGGCAGGAGAAGCAGTACGAGTACCGTTACCAAAGCCAGTAGCGGCGTTAATCAGGTCAGTGTCAACTTGCAGAGCCAGTTGGTAACCAGCGTCTTCAGTGTAGAACTGTCGCAGAGAAGACAGAGCCTGTACTTCTACGATGTCCTCAATCAGACGAGAGTACTCAAAGTGACGGTCAACAGTGACAGTCAACTCTGACTCAAGGTTAGCCTGAATGGTTACCGCAACAGCTTCTGCCTTAGCGTTAGCTGATCCACGGATGGGCTTAGGAATGTGAATAACGTCACCCTTCTTGCCAGTCATCGACAGACGCTTGACAAGGGGAGCCATCTTCAGGTTCTTTTGATAAGCGGCGATGATTTCATCGGACCAGATTTCGGGGATAAAAGTACCCGCCGCAGTTTTGTCTACTACAGCATTAGCTGTAAAATATGCACCAGAGGTTTCACCAGCCATTTTAATTCTCCTTAAATGTTAGGCTAGCGTACACGACCCTCTGCGTATGCTTTCAGTAATTCATCTGAAAGACTTTGGTAACGCTCTGGGTCTGTTCGCATAAGTTTAATAATGTCAGCACGACGATAAACTTTCTTGCGTGTTCCCTCCGCTGTTCCACGAGCGTTGCCTGTGCTGGCTGACTTCAGAGTGTTCTTACGTGCCTGTTTTTCAACGTTGGCGGTCTGCTGTGCTACTACTGCTCTCTCTTTCCAGAGGTTGAACAGTTCGTCAGCCGCATCGTAATCGTACCCTTGGTCTGCCTGAACAAACAACTGTGTTCGGACTTTTGACCCCTTGATCCACTCAGCAAACTTGGCGTCCTGTAGTATACTCTCCATATCGGGATGCTTGGATTTCAACTGTGCAAGAGTAGCCTGTTGTCTTGCTTGCTTTGTGTAAGCTTCTGCTTCTCTGATCTTAGGGTGATTGTCTATAGCTCTGTTAACAGCGTTCTGTGGATCTACAAAGAAATCTACGTCATCGTATTCTTGTTGCTGTTTTTGAGGTGCTTGTTGGATTGAGAGTTGTGTCTGAATGTAGTCATCAACGACCTTCCGTAACTCACCAACTTCCGTACTCTGTTTGCCTGAAAACTTCTCAAGCTCTTGGTGCATCTGTACAAGGTCTTCTACAGATTTACCACGGTACTTTTCCGGTACTTCTGGTTCTTGAGGTTGTTCCTCTTCAGGAGTCTCAATAGAATTTGTGGTTAGTTCTTCAGTTGTTTCCGTTGGTTCTTCTTCAGGACGCTCATCAAGTAATTGTGCTCGTGACATAATGTAAACTTACCCCGCCTATTATTAAGGTTATGGAGGATTAAAATGGGAAGTGACCTAGGACTAGGGTTCCCGACTAGATCGCCCAGCTTGCTCGTGTTCACGTACCCACTTCATGTGTCTGCCGGGGAAATCCCCAGAAGACCCTTCGAGTATGTGTTGAGTTGCTGAAACGATTTTTGTAGCGTTAGCGCCACACCCGCACCTACTGGATGTAACGTCACCTTCTACAAATTCTTCAAAGGTATGTCCGTTAGTACAGCGAAAATCAAATACTTTAATCATCGCTAGTTTGCTCTTCGTAGTTGTTGTTAGTAGTAGCTTCAAAGTTAATTAGATAAGCTAGTACGTTTAGTTGTCCTTTACGTACATACAAATCGTTTTCATCTTTGGTAGCTTCTACGCTGTTGATTACGAGAGCGTTTTGTTGTAGTTCTTCGATTAACTGTTTCCAACCAGCGGTGTTAAACAGGTCAAAGTACTTGTTGTAATACTGTTCTGTTTCTTGATCTAGTGAGGCCATAAGGTTGTCTCTATATCTCCTATTATAACATATTTTTGACTAAAAGTCAAGTATTATTTATCGGTATTATTTACTTTTTTTTAGCTGTTTTAGCCGCCTTTTTAAACGCTTTGGCTGTAGGAGCGCCTTTAGATCCGGGTTTACGCATCTTTTCGCCAGAACCAGCGGCAATTCTCTTGCGTTTTGCGTGAATATTACTGTATAATCCCCTAGCCATCGTTATTTACCCTTTGGCTTTTTCTTCTTTTTACCTTTGTTATACATTTGCTTTCTCCTTTGCTTTTTTAGACAAATCCTTGTAGTGATACAGTCTTACAGAGGTCTTGCCGTGGGTTTTACCTGTGTGGAGCGAACCATCAGGCATTTTGTGCGTGTTCCCTGACCACAGGGTTCCATCACGCTTGTAGTGTTTCATGTTCTTAGCCATGTCACCATTTCACCTTGTTTGCCCAGTATGCGGCGCTCATCTTTCCTTTAGCAATGTTCTTAGAGTGTCTAGCCTTAAAGGACTTACGCCTCGCCTTTTCTTTAGCTGTCTTAGGATCTTTTCCAGCACCGCTGACTCCCTGTTGTCCAAATCGTATGGTTTTAACCTTGTCCCCTTCTTTAGCCACAACTACGTGTGACTTCGTAGGGTGATTAGGCGTCCGCTTCGGCTTGTTGTACCCGCTTACTCCCGCTCTTGCTAGTCTTGGGTCTTTCTCGCTCATTGACCTTGGCCTCCAGTTGGTCCAGTTTGAGTTGGAGCATTTCCAATTTGTCGAACTGGTCTTTGAACGCTTGGTTGATTTGGTCTAGGAATTTGGTCATTTCCACTTGTGTCATTAGCACGGGGTGTTGCTCCTCTAGATAATTGGTTGTTCATTGCCTTTTCTTTTATTGCTACTTCAGCAACCTTCAGTCGACGCTCAAACTCTTTGTCGTCTTCGTCACCTTCTCTGAGGTTTCGTGTGATTGCTTCAATCTTTTCAATCTCAAGCTCCTGTGGCGCAAGCTGTGCCTCCACGACGTACTTATTAGCCCTAGCCTGAGACTCTGCGGCTTGTCCTTGTAGGGCGGCAGTCTGCGCTTGCTGGAACTCAAGTTGTGCTTGTTGTGCTACCTGTGCCATCTGCTGTGCTTGCGGGTTAGGCTGTGACGCCTGTTGCATTGCCGCAATAAGCTCCTCACGGTTACTGAGGTTCATGTTGTCGATGATGCTCTGGATCAGCACAGGGTACAGTGGGCTGTCTTGCTTCATAGTCTGCAAGAGTTGCACCAACTGTGTAACCTCGTACTCACGAGCGATGATACCCAGAGTACTCGTAGCGTTAAACTTGTAGTCAGCTACAGGGTAGTTCTCAGGGTCAAACTGCATGTACCGGTGTGCGGCCTTGGTTACAAACGGGAGCAGGAAAGACTGCTGGAAGTTTATAAGAGTGCGCTTATGCCGCTTAATAATAGCACCAAGAGACATACTAATGCCAGCGGCAGTAGCTTCACCATTGACTTGTCCCGCAATGCCAGCGGAATCCACGGCTCCAGTTGCTTGTTGCACCATCTGTTGAAGGCTAGCGGCTTGTGCAAAAGTGATTTGCCCCACTTGCCCAAAGTTGAAAGGTTGAAGTATTTCACGGGGATCTCCATTAGTTAGTATCATCTTGCCGGGACGTACTTCTGGTCTAGCGCCTCTAGGTAATCTAGTTGCGTCAATCGCCAGCATAGGATGAATAGTAAGTGACAAGGCATCAATACGTGCCCTAAGTTCTGTATCTAGCGCCTTCTGGCTGTTGTAACCCTTCTCGCACACTCCACGTCCCCAGAAGCGTCCGGGCACTACGTCCCAAGGAAACGCCACCACGGGCCTGTCGTTCATCATGTAAGGGTTAGCTTCTGCCTTCAAGAGCGTACCGCCGTTAGCGATAACTACGATAGCCTCAACGTACTTTGATTCGTCTTCTACGTCTACGTCTTCAGCCTCTAGCAACTCACGAGGCACAAGACCGTAGTACTTGGTTAGTCGTACCTTGTCATCGTTGTAGATTGTGAGGTCTTGGTCAGGCTCTAGGTCTGCGTCAGGAGCCGCTGATTCAATCAGTGCCTCTCTGTACACGCCTTGCTCCTGTAGTAGCTCTACGCTGTGCTTAGACACAAACTCGTCCACAGCGACACCCATAGCGTCCTCAACAGACGTAGCTACAGGATCAATCAGGAAGTTCTGAGGCAACACAGGCTTCAGCTTAACTACAACCCTGTCGGTAATGTTGACGCCTACAGCAGTCAACTGTCCGTCCATGATCGGCTGTGTAGCTGGAGCCATCTCCTTGATTTCTTCCAGCGTGATCTCACCGATGCCTGTGCCAAACACAG